TCCATAGACGAAAGATATGTATTTACCAACTTGTTCATAATTGGTAAGTACTGTTTGATAATCTTTGTCTTAATACCAGTGTCTTGTAATAGATTACGAGCAACATCAATGTAAAACTTATCTTCTGTTAACTTGGACTTTTGCTCTTCAATCAGTTCAATCTGTCCTTTGAGTTTTGCAAGTTTCTCTTTATCTTCTTCTGATATTTGTCCACTTTCATATGTCTCAATATCTTTCTTTAACTTCTCGTTAAACAATTCCATCTCTTTAATAGACGCACGAATCTTTGCAATCTCTACATCATGTTTACGAATGGATTCTAGATTTGATATGATAACATCTAGTTTAGACTTTTCTCCGTTTTCGAGTTCTTCAAGTTCTCCGATTGCTCTTTCAAGTTCTCTGACTTTTTCGTTCCTACGTTCTGTCTGCGTCTGCTTAGTTGACTCTGTAATCGACTGTTCGCAAGTCGGACATTCATCGTTTGTCTGGAAGAATTGAATTTGGCGTTCATGGTTACTCCTCTTGTTTTGAAGTGCTGCTTCGGTTTTACTAAGTTTCTGAATCTTATCTTCTAGTCTTGCTTGTTCTTGTGCATCATAAGAAAGTTCACTCTTTTCATGTTCAAGTGCAAGAATATCTTCTTGTCTTGTACTAATAGTAAATTGATTATCGTGTACCTTCTGTTGGTTCTCAGCAATAATCTCTGACTTGTTATTAACTACTTCTTTAATAAACTTCTCTTGCAGATTTACTTTTTCTTTGGTTAGGTCATATTGATAATCAACATTACGAGTTTCTTCATTAAGTTCTTTTGTCTTATTCTTCAATAAGAAATTCATCAGAGAGAAAATCTTAATATCAAGAATATCTTCTACCACCTCACGCCTTGCCTTGGTTGGTAATTGCATAAAGGGAACAAATGTAGAAGAACCTAGAATAACAACCTGTGTGAAAGAACGATAGTTCAACCCCATAATTTGTTGTTCTAGATGTTTCTGATAATCACGAGCATTTGCATCTTGATTAATCATATTACCATTAACGTATACCTCAAAGGAATTAGGTTTGATACCACGAACAACCTTCACCTCTTTAGTACCGATACTAAATTCTACCTCAACAACTGAACTACCATTATTGACAGAGTTTACAAGTTGTTTCTTTGCAATATTACGAAATGGTTTATTGAACAAACCAAAACAAAGAGCATCAAGAATAGTACTTTTACCAGCACCATTCTCTCCAATAATTAATGTAGTTGGACTTCTATCCAACTGTATTTCAGTAAATTGATTTCCTGTTGAAAGAAAGTTCTTCCAACGTACAGTTTTAAATATTATCATTACAGTTCTAAATCACTCGCTTCAAGATATAAAGATTTCATCATGTTTGTTAGTCTGTTCTTATCTAGTGTTACATCCAATTCGTCAATATACCTTTCCAATAAAGTCATGGTATCTTCTGCATTTTCTACAATAGTATCATCAACATTCTCTGCATCTAATTCACTAAAGTCCTCTACAATCTTTACCTCATGGGCGCCAGACTCACCAAGAACCTTATCAATAAATCTATCAAATGCATAAAAGTCTTTTTTATTGACTACAATAATTTTTACAAACTTATTTTTTAATTGAGATACATCAAACTGTGTATAGTCTGTAGTAGTCTCATCATAATATACTTTCTGGAAAATTGTGTATGGATTGACGATACGTTCTAGTTCTCTTGTAGAGGTATCGAATATATGGAAACCTTTAGGACACCCATCATCACTCCATGTCATTTGATAAGTATTGCCTAGATAGAAAACTTGTCCATCATCAGACTTCTTATGAAAGTGACCAGAGAATACTGTATCAAATTTGTTTAGGAATTGTTTGTCGTAACCACCTTCTGCAAAGTGTCCAGCGTGCATTTCAAAACCATTGATTTCTAGGTGTCCCATAGCAACTTGTGCTTTGGTGCTTTTGATATGTTCCATTGTGTGTCCATAATTATCTGGACAAATCCAAGGAATAAAACAAATGGGTGTACCATCAAACTCAACAGTAGCAGTTTCTGGATATACAAACATCTTTGGATATCTACCCTCAACAAGTTCTGCAAGAGAGTTAACATCATTAGTGTTTTTGTAAAATGTATCGTGATTACCCACAAGCATGTGTAAGGTAATACCTTCATCTACAAACTTTTGAATAAATCTTTTACGAAAGTCTTGTGCTATCTTATAGGATACAAACTTACGTCTGTCCATAACGTCACCCAAATGAATAACAGTATCAATCCCCTTTTCTTTTACATATGGAAAAAATGTATTCTCCCAAAACTCATAAAAGTATTCGTTGAAAGCTAAGTTGTCATTACGGGCGCCGAAGTGTGTATCAGTTATCAGCGCTATTTTCATCTATTATCTCTTCACCTTGTTCATCATAAAATTTTTCAAGTCCTTTGGGTTCTTTCTTGGTTTTCTTTTTGGGCTTGTAAACTGCTTCTGGTGGTAAGAAGTTCTTCTGTAGATACTCCACATACACACCCTGTTCACTATCACCATCCATCAGAATGTCAACATTCATGTTCTCAATAATCTTATGTTTAACATGTTGTTGTTTCTTTTCTTTTTGAATCCTACGAATAAACGCATAATAGATAATTTGCGTAAAGTAAGCAAAGGGATTATTTGATTTTTCTGGATTGAAGTTACTGCAATATTGTAGACAGTTCTCAATACCATCAGAAATCATTTCATCTCTGTAAGTATAATTTATAAAATTTGGACGGTAAGATAGGTGGTTTGCAATTTTAAGAAAGCATTCTCCAATATAATTAGTCACTGGTGGTTGTGGGTCACCAAGTGCTTCTGCTTCTTTGCATCGCTCTTTCCATTCTTTCATCGCCTCTAGGAACTCTTTGTTATTAACATAATGAGCACCCGATTTCTTTTTAGCCATATTAACTCCACATTGTTGTTACATTTTTTATGCAACTATTACTACATTATACAGATTTACACAGATAAGTCAATAGCTTAATTTATTTAAATTATTTTAAAAAATCTCTTGATTTTCTATTGACAACTTGGTATATTAGCTATGTAGGGTTTGAGAATGAATAGATTTATAGATAACTAGTGTAATGTTCTAGTATCTGGTTCACCGTAGTCCTCATCCCATTCTTCTGCTTCAATTTCATCTAATTCCATATTAGATGGTTCTCTTTCTCGCAACTCCTGTCCTTCAGCGTCCATCCTCTGAATACAATGTTCATAGAATTTAGATAGGCCAGTAGAAGCTTGTGTGATAACCATCACTTTATTTTTATCAATATTGTATATATTTTCTTCAGAGAAGTGTATCCATCGTTGTAGAGAAATAGATTCTTCTACTCCATATTTTGTAACTCTTGGTAACACATTCACTTTCAAAGGTGCTTTAATTTCAAATGTTCTAGGGTGTTCTTTTGATACAACATCACAAATAATCTCTTCACCACTTTGTAGTTTTAGAATTTTGTATTCTGTCATTTGATTTTTATCCTATTGATAGTGTAATCGAATTGTTCTTCATTGTATATATTTATTCGTTCCATGAAGTGGTTCAGAGTAAAGTTCCTTTTACTCTTGTAAGATAAGTCATCTGCTAAGTCGAATAAGGTAGCTCTATCTTTACTGTCACTCCTACGCAATCCACGGCCAATTGATTGCAAGGCACGTACTCTGGATTTACTTGGACTAGCGAACACGATGTTGTGCAAATTACGAATATTGATACCAGTAGAAAAAGTGCCATACGAAGCAACGATGATTGCATTCTTTTCGTTTTCAGTAATTTCTCTAATTTCTTCACGAGTTTGTGTGTCTGTTCCACCAAAGACATAAAATACTTTCCTGTCTTTCGCAGATTGGTTAATCATATCGTAGAGTACACTTCCATGTTTCTCGACATACTGAAACAATACTAATGTATTGCTATTAAGATTGAGAGTTAAATCCCTTATGAATTCATTCCTCTTTTGATGAGTGACAATAAAGTCCATCTCATCTTGGTAGTTCATATCTTTGACAAGTTTACACTCTTCTTCTGAATATGTTAATACCAGAGATTTGATATCAAATGCAGCAAGTGTCTTTTTGTCAATAAGTTCCTTTGTAGATACTACTCTATTTAGTGAACCGAATAGCCCTTCAAGAACTAATCTATGGGTTTGCATTCCATCCAACGTACCTGTCAGTCCAAACCTATACTTACATAAATGTAGTTTGGTTAGTACGTTTGTCAAGGATTTTGCTTTAAATAAGTGTGCTTCATCTCCGATAACACAACCGAATTGTTCAAAATATTTCTTAGGAAATTTGTAGATAGATTGCCATGTAGATATCACAACCTTCTTTGAGACATTCTTATCATGTCCACTATAAATCTTTTGCATGTATCCTTCCAACCAACCATAGTCAATAAAATCAGAATACATCTGTTCGACTAGAGATGTTGTTGGAACAAGAATAAGTATCTTGTCATTTTGTTGTTCTCGTAGAAGTATTTCATAATACCGTACAAGAATATAAATGATTAACGATTTACCAGATGCAGTAGGGCTAAGAAGTAAAGCACGATGTTTTCTGATTGCGTAATCCACGGCATCCACTTGGTAATCACGAGGTTTAATAGATTTGCCCCTTGATTTGAGTTTGAGTCCTCTAATGAATCCATCCAATATTGGTCGGTCAATTTGTTTTTCATCTTTTAGTTCCTCACTTATATTATATGGTTCGTCCCAATCCTCTAACCACTTTTCTAAGTATGAAAGTAGTCCTAGATATAACTCTCCGTTTGATGGAGAGAATAATCTAATCTTTCCATCCCAAATACGATTGCGATACGCAGGCATAAACTTTGCGCCTGGCACTTCAAAAGTAAAATGTTCTGAGAGGGAACGAGCAGTAGAAGCTTCAGTATCCACTCTGAGGAATACCTCATTCTTCTTGGTAACTTGAGTCACTAGATAGCACCGTCAACAAACTTACGCCATTCAATAGCGTTTTTGATGTCCCATCCACGTTGTTGAATTTGCTTTAGTATCCTCTCACAAGAGTCTACACACATTTTGTAGTACTCTACTTTTTGTTTTGCTTTGATAAGGTCTTCATCTGACTCCAAATAAATTGGAATATCTGCTTTAAGTATCTTATGGTCAAAAGGGTTATCACGATACACAATAGGGTCTGCTTTCCCACCATAGTACTCCCATTTCTTTCGATAGAGTACACGATAAGTTCCTTCATTCATAAGAAGAAGTTGTCTAAATGTGTTGTAGATAGTTAGGTATTTTTGATGAAGAGATGCAGACTTTAGAGATTCATCTCCAAGTTCTAAGTCATCCATCTTCAAGTCTTTTTCAGCAGATTGCTGTAGTTCGTCTAGTGTCATAATATTTCACCTGTTAATAATAAAAGTGAGCAGAGGTGGTAGAACTTTCTGTTCTAAATTATCTCTTATAGAGATTCAAGTATCGGTGTTAAAGTTCACCTTACCTGCTCATACTTATTTATAATTTCGCTATTGTGTATAAATCGTAATTAAACGTCACACTAGCGGTTAATCCCACTGACTCTGTATCTTTAGTGTCAAAGGATAGTCCACTAAGTGAGGTAGGATATATGTTCCTAAACTGCACTTGTAGACTTGGGTTGTTCTTGTTTGTCAGTATTGTTAATGTTGCATCACTGGTCAACACTGAGGGGTTAGTAACATTACCCTTGCCTGCGTTACCAATATCTTTTGTATCTGTATTCTTAATTGCATTTGCAAATTCTGCTGGATTTTGAGGGAAACCAATACCTGTCATCCAATCATGGATTTCTCTGTAATTGCTGAGGTCTTCCTGTACTAAGAAACCTAGTTCCAACGGACTAAATTCTAACGTGTCTCCCATGAAAGGCATTGCTTTATAACGACTGTTCATAATTGCATCACCAGAAAATGCGATGCCAGGCAGATTAATCTCCTGTACAAAGTATACAGTGTTTGGTATTTTCAGAATATCAAACTTAAATTGAGTTGGACGTGCCAAATCAACATTGTCTGGTTGTCTGTCAATTGCGGTAGTTATAGACATATGTTTTCCCTTTTCATACTACTATTTATAGCGACCAAAAAAAAAGGGAGAACCGAAGTTCCCCCTTTTCAGATTCGTTAACCGAATTCTTATTACTACATGATGTTAGTAACTTGTACTCTTCTGTAGTATACGTTGTCGTTAGCAGTAAGTGTACCACCACGAGCAGTTGCTCCACCAGCAAATGGGTTTGCAGTAAGACCATATCTAGTCTTGAAACCGATTTTTGGTTGGAAAGTATCTTGACCAACTGCTCTTACCATTTGTAATGGTACATAAGGGCAATAGAAAATACCAGAGTCGTAAGGTGAAGTTCCTTTGTAACC